TAATCCAGATTCGTTGTTCAATCGAAACTGGCTGCGTTAATACGCAATTTTAATATTATGGAGTTATTATGGAATTTCGTGAAGATCAATTTTTGTGGGTTGAAAAGTATCGCCCTCGTAAACTAGATGAATGTATTTTACCTGTAGACCAAAAGAAGGTCTTTCAGGACATGGTTGAAAAAGATGAAATACAAAACATGCTATTGTGTGGTTCGGCCGGTGTGGGCAAGACTACTATTGCCCGAGCATTGTGTGAAGAACTAGGTACAGACTATATCATCATTAACGGTTCAGAAGAATCTGGTATTGATGTTCTTAGAACTAAAATCAAACAGTTCGCATCTACAGTATCCTTTAGTGGCAAGACTAAAGTTGTTATTCTAGACGAGGCTGATTATCTAAACCCTAATTCTACACAACCTGCATTGCGAGCATTCATTGAAGAATTCTCAGCAAATTGCAGATTTATTTTTACTTGTAATTTTAAAAATCGTATTATTCCTCCGCTTCATTCTCGATGTGCGGTAATCGAATTTAAAATTGGTAAAGAAGAGCGTCCTAAGATTGCTGCTCGTTTCTTTAAACGTGTTAATGAAATCTTGGCAAACGAAAAGGTCGAAGCCGACCCTAAAGTTGTAGCAAAAGTTCTTGAGAAACATTTTCCCGATTACCGTCGTGTACTTAATGAGTTACAGCGTTATGCATCTTCGGGTAAAATTGATGAGGGCATTCTTGTTAATATGGGTGAGGTTAATATGCAAGACCTTATCTCTGCTCTCAAAGACAAAGATTGGAAAAAGATGCGTACCTGGGTTGTTAACAATCTAGATAACGATCCGCAAACTCTTTTTAGAAAAATATACGATACCCTATTAGATTCCGTTGTTCAAGTTCCACAACTTGTTTTGTTGCTTGCAGACTATCAGTATAAAGCGGCATTTTGTGCAGACCAAGAAATTAATCTTGTTGCGTGTTTAACAGAGATTATGGCATCGGTTGAATTTAAATGAATGACTTATTAAAACCTACATTTGATTGGATCAAAGATGACTACATTACTAATCGCTTTCGTTTTTGCGTTGAGTTGCTTGCTTGGGCTATTAGTATTGGGTGTTCAATTACCATGGCTGTCACAGTTCCCAATCCGCCCTTACTTTCTCTTTACCCTATATGGATCGTCGGCTGTGGTATGTATGCTTGGGCTGCTTGGACTCGCAAATCTTTTGGCATGCTGGCTAACTACCTGTTATTGGTAACAATAGATTCGGTAGGATTGATAAGGATGCTATCATGAGTTTGTTTGGAACCCCTGTGGAAAAACCAGCAGAAGTTCCATATAAGGCTCCTGCAATTTCCCCCTTTGACTTTATTAATGCTATTCATTATAGCAAAGATAATTTAATCGTAGACGATTGGTCGGAGAAACAGTATAACGCATTTATTATTAATAAAGGACTATCTTACGGACATGACACAGTAATCCCTGCGAATGAGATGAATTCGCGACCACATCTTGAGAAAAAGATGCAGTTTTCGTTTCTTATAAATACTATTAGGCCCCGTAAAAGATTCAACAAATGGATCAAAGCGGAGAAAATTGAATCGATCGAAGTAATAAAAGAATACTATGGATATAGCACAGAAAAGGCCCGCCAAGTACTCCCTCTTCTCGACGACTCAAAATTAGATTATTTAAGAACAAAACTAATAAAAGGTGGTCGTAATGGCTGAAGATATTTTTCACATTGATTATCCTGGATACAACCCGCTGGAAGTAACCATGGCACAACCTGACGATTTTTTGAAAGTCAGAGAAACTCTCACACGCATAGGTGTAGCATCACGCAAAGATAAAGTACTGTATCAATCCTGCCATATTTTACATAAGCAAGGTAGATATTTCATTGTGCATTTTAAAGAGCTTTTTGCTCTTGATGGTAAGACTGCAGATTTAACAGAGAACGATTTACAAAGACGTAATACAATTGCCAAATTGCTAATAGATTGGGGCCTAGTAAAAATTATTGATCCTGATAAATTTACAGATTTAGCACCATTGTCGCAAATCAAAGTAATTGCTTTTAAAGATAAAAGCGAATGGTCTTTACAAACAAAGTATAATATTGGTAAGAAAAAACAACCTACAGATGAATAATCTGTATAAATAATAATATCCCCGGGATGGGAAACGCAGCAATCGGTGTGGGCTGTATAAACCAGAAGCCGAACTAATTTAAGTCCCACTACCTTGGGAACGTCTAAAGCTGGTACAACGTATGGTACCCCTGTAGTCAGTAAGCAGGATTAACGCTATGCCTTCGGGGTAGCAAATTTTAAACTCGCTTAATAGGAGAACTATATGTTTTACGCAAACATGGCTATCGATTCAATTCAAGACGCCAAAATCAACTTCCTCAAACAAACAGTCAAGGAAGATTCCCTTCAAAAACCTCTAGTCGATTTTGTAGAAGCACAACGTGTCTTTACAAAACAAGTTGCTAAGTCTGCTAACGATGTAATGAATATTGCCTCAGAGACTTTTGCCAATTCGATTACTGGTAAAACAAGTAAAAAGGGAGAATCAAAATGACATTTGTTCCACAAATATTTGGCCGTGATATGTTCAAAGACTTTGATAAACTATATGTAGGCTTTGACGATCAATTTAGCAAGATGGCTAAGATTCATGATGATCTAACAAAGAGCATTCCAAATTATCCACCATATAATATTAAGAAAACTGGCGATACAACTTATGTTATTGAAGTTGCAGTTGCTGGTTTTGCCAGACAGGATATTGAAATTGAACTTGCCGATGGCAAAATGATTATTAAAGGTAATGTAAATGGTGCAGAGCAAGAAGATAATTTCTTGTTCAAGGGTATTGCTAATAGAGCATTCACTCGTACATTTGCTTTGGAAGACCATATTGAAGTTCAAGATGCTGCCATGTTAAATGGTATGCTTAAGATTTTCTTAGAGCGTATTATTCCAGAACATAAAAAGCCAAAGAAAATTGAAGTTAAAGATTCTGAAGTAAGCACAAAGCCTACAAAGAAATCTAAACCTCAATTGCTTACAGAAGATCCTGTAGAAAATAGAGACCTATAATGAATAATGATCTAAAAGAATTTGAGGGAGTTCATTTCCCTGCAATGAAAGACTTTTGGTCATGGGTTGAAAAAGCCTTTACTCCTTCATATCAAAAAGAAATTGATATGTATTTGAAAGATTCTGTAGATTACAAAGATCTAGAACATAGAATGCAGGTATTAGCACGTAGAGGATTATTATGAAATTCATTAAGGCTTTTATTAAAATCGTACATGAAGTACGACACCGATTGGCCACACGTAGGAACAAGCATCCTTCAATTGGTTCATAAAAACACTAGGGCTTCGGCCCTAGTTGTCCAAAACTCTTTATTATAATATGTTTTCTATATGAAAGATGTTATAATAAGACTTATTATAACGGAGAATTGAATGATTAAAATTTTAAAGCTACAAACTGGCGAAGAATTAGTTGCCGATATGACAATGGAAACAGCAAGTATTAAACTTGTGCAACCATTCATTTTAACAATGACCCCCAATCGTGAACCTGGGTTTGAGAAAGAAATGACATTGGCATTGTTTCCATATGCCCCATATGTTGTTAACCATACAATTGAAGTCGATGCTTCAAAAGTTATATGGATTGCAGAATTACCCGATAGTATGATTGCAGACTACAATCGTGCATTAACATCTCTAAATGTGTCATTGACTAAAATTGAGCAAGAACTTAATACTAAGGCATAAAAATGAAAACAGTACACAACTTTAAAAAGCGCACCAAGCAAGGCGGCAGAGCAAAAACCTCAAGTATGAATAAGACTCAAAAGAGAACCTACAAAGCATATAGAGGCCAGGGCAAATAAATGAGCGGTAAGGGTAGTAAACCTAGACCATATAGTGTTCCAATTGCTACATTTGATAATAATTACGATGCTATTTTTCGTAATTATAAAAAAACAGATGAAGAAAAATTTGATGATGCGATTATGAAAAATGAATACTATGAAGATTCTGAGAAGTTAACAGAAAAAGATTATAAATAAATTATACCGCGGATTGGTGAAATGGTATCACAAAGGACTCATAATCCTTAGTTCCTAGTTCAACTCTGGGGTCCGCATCCATTATGAAAAAAATTATATTATCACTGCTATTAACTATATCCACAATTGCGTGTAGTGAAGAAAGAAACAAACCCGTAATTTGTTTAGATACAAAAGAAATGTTTGACGCAATATTTGAAGAATACCGCGAGACAATACTTATGGTATTTGATCAAGATTCATTTACTACCAAGATTGTATTAACCGTTAACTCCTCTACAAAAACATGGTCATTGGTCGAGTATAATACTGAAAAGGCATGTCTGTTAGGTTCCGGAAAAAATTATAAGATACTGGGGCGAGTATCAAGTAAAGATTACATATGAAGTATATATTATTATTGGCATTACTTTTAACGGGTAATGCCTTTTCCATGAACTTGACTGCTCAATCATGGCTTGTTTCTAATAGTAACGGTAAAATTATTGAAGGCGAGAATATTAATGAATCTCGTTCAATTGCCAGTATCACAAAACTTATGGCTGCAATGGTTGTAATAGATGCTGGGCAAAATCCAAAAGAAAAAATTGGAAAGTTTACAAGGGAACAACATATACAGTTGGCTCTTGTTAAGTCAAGTAATGAATCTGCTATTTTATTATGTGACAAATATCCCGGCGGCAAATCTAAATGTATTCGAGATATGAATGAAAAAGCTGTTGCACTTAATATGCACAACACCAAATTTGTTGAGGCATCGGGATTAAGCCCAATGAATATTAGTACTGCTAAAGATTTGTTGGAATTAACTTTGGCTGCAAGCTACTATCCTGAAATCGTTGAAGCAAGTAAAACTCCGCAAGTAAAAATTCAGATCAAAAAGAAGTGGCTCTTTTTTAATAATACAAACCCTATTATTGGAAAGAGACATAATTTTATTGTGAGTAAAACTGGAACAACAAATGCTGCCGGTGGTTGCATCGTTATGATGCTTGATACCGATATCGGCAGACGTATCGTTGTTGTTCTTGGAAGTAAAAACGGTAAGACAAGAATTCCTGAAGCCGAATTTATCGCACTTCAGGAATATCAATTAGATAAAATTTACTAATTCAATTCCAATATTTGGTACAGGTATTCAGATTGTATCTGGGGATATTCCTAGACCAAGGACAATACCTAAAGCACCTTAATTGTCTATAAAATTAATCCATGGTTTAGAATGTGCAATTGACATGGCAAACCACATTAACGCCATTTCAAATGATTGGCCACCACACATGGGTAGATTGAAGTAAAACAAATTAACAAACCCCATAATCATAAACAATGGGGTGGGAAAAAGAGCAATAAATTTTTTTATATGAGACATTATTAATTCCAATATTTGGAAGAATCTAGGCGATCCCAATATGCCTTGTTGTTTCGGTTTATAAAATTCTTAATTAGATACCATCCCATACCGAAGTATCCCATCTTTTTAAACCTGCGAGAATCTTGGCCAAAGTAGTGATTTGCAATTTTAAACTTCTTTGGGTTATACATTCTTGATAGAAAGTAATCTTCAGATGTTACTGTCTTTTCAGGGAACCCGCCATATTCTTCAAATCTATCTCTGCGAGTCAACATAAATGCCCCGATTGCAAATGGGGAAAAGAATTTTAATATGTGATTTATAATATTAAAAATTGTAAATCCAATTATTGCACGTAAGTCTTTGTCATAACATTTAATGTTTAACCCAATTAGATCTAAGTCATTGGACACAATTTCGTTAACGGCATCTTTGATTACTGTGTTTTTAAAGAACCGAACATCTGCATCAATGAATAAAATGTAGGGAGTAGTAACTAATCTTGCTCCGTTATTCTTGGCAAATGAAACTGGCCCACCTTCAATAATTTCAACATTTAATGAAGAGCTATTATCCTGTATAACTTGTCTAGTATTGTCAGTAGAGCAATCGGCAATAATGATTCTTGTATCGCCAATGTCTTGTTGGCGCAAAGCATCTAACAAATGATGAATATAGTTTTCTTCATTCTTACAAGGCACAACAATCGTAATTTTATTACTGAGGTTCATCATCTTTTTCCTTAGTCCAGGTAACTATTTCCCATCGACCATCATGATGCTCTACAAGTGCCGTACATGATTCAACCCAGTCACCATCATTCATATAGATAATTCCATCTATCTCTTTGATCTCAGCATGGTGTATGTGGCCACATATAACTCCATCATACCCACGCTTCTTACAATAGGCAGCTAGATTCTTTTCAAACTGAAATATAAAGTCTACTGCTTTTTTTACTTTGTGTTTAAGGAACTTGCTAAGGCTAAAGTACCCAAAACCCATACGATGACGTATCCAATTGAACTTGCTATTGAGTGACAAAATGAAGTCATATGCTTTATCTCCTAAAAATGATATCCACGGTGCTAGCCTTGTTATACCATCAAACAAGTCACCGTGTGTTACTAAATAGTGCTTACCATCAGCACCTATGTGTTCTATTTGATTATGAATTTCTACTAGACCAAAACTAAAACCATACGGTATCATTGGTCTTAAGAACTCATCGTGATTTCCTGCAACATAAACAACCCGCGTACCGCGTTTAGCGTGACCTAATACTCTGCGCACAACGTTGGTATGGCTTTGTTTCCACCGCCAGTTGTTCTGTTGTATACGCCATGCATCAATAATATCTCCGACCAAATAGAGGGTGTCGCCGGTATTATGTTTGAGAAAATTATTTAACTTGTTTGCTTGACAATCACGAGTACCTAAGTGAACATCACTTATAAATATCGCACGATATTTCATACACTAAACGAACTACCGCAACCGCAAGTGGATTGAGCATTTGGATTAGTTATAACAAACTGTGAACCTTGTATATCTTCTTTGTAATCCACAGTTGCGCCTGTTAGATATTGCATGCTCATGGCATCAATTAATATTTTAGTTTTTTCAAGCGGCATTTCGAAATCGTCTTCGTTCATTATCTCATCGAATGTGAATCCATAACTCATTCCGCTACATCCTCCACCCTGCACAAATGTTCTTAAACATAAGTCAGGATTACCTTCTTCTGCGAAAAGATCTAGAATTTTTGTTTTTGCTGATTCTGTTATTGTTATCATACTCTGAAACTTTCTCCGCATCCGCATCGGTCACGTTCGTTGGGGTTTTTAAAATCAAATCCTTCATTAAGTCCATTACGAACCCAATCCATTACTACTCCGTTTAAGTAAGCTAAACTTTTAGTATCTACTAATACTACAAAATCTTTTTGAGCGTAGTTTGTTGTGCTAACGTCAGTAACATAGTTGTCAACATATTCCATGGTATACGCTAAACCACTACAACCAGTAGTCTTTACACCCAATCGAATACCGACTCCTTTGCCTCGTTTCTGAAGTAGGGTTTTAACTTTCTCATATGCCTTTTCAGTTAATGAGATCATGATTTGCTAACCATTCTTTTCTTTTGTAGTCGGCTACTGCGGCTTTAATTGCATCTTCTGCTAGGATCGAACAATGTATCTTTACCGGCGGCAGTGCTAGTTCTTCGGCAATGTCGGAATTTTTAATTGATCCTGCTTGGTCAAGGGTTTTTCCTTTGACCCATTCTGTAATGAGACTCGAACTCGCAATAGCCGATCCGCAGCCATACGTTTTAAATTTCGCATCTGTAATAATACCTGTATCATGGTCAACCTTTATTTGTAGTTTCATTACGTCGCCGCAAGCTGGCGCACCGACCATACCGGTACCAATATCAGTATCAGTCTTGTCAAAAGATCCCACATTCCTGGGATTTTCATAATGATCAATTACTTGTTGTGAATAGGCCATTATAGTACAATCGGCAACCAGAGCCATATTCCTTGGCTCATTAACAACGCGGATAATGCGCCAACAGCAATACTTGCCAAATACAAGGCAGGTGCAACAGCTAAGATACTAGCTGATAGTAGAACAATAGAAATCTGGAACCCTGAGCCAGCAAATGTCATCCAGGGCCCTGATTTACGTACTTGATCGCGCTCTGCTTCTAATGCTCGGGCTTTAGCAAATAACTCTTTCTTACCCTCACCCGTTGCAGGCTCGCTCTCGTATCTATTAATTTTTGCAGTTAATTTATCTGCCTTTTCAAATTGTTTTCTTTCAACCGCATCGTCTCTAGCCATTTCAGCTAATGTCTGTTTAATAGATTTTGCCTGATAGAATGCCCAAGTATCATTTGCTTTAATAGTATTGTTTAATACCTTAGAACTATTGCCTGACGCAATGTAAGTATTAATAGCTAAAAGAGCAGCAAGTACAGTAATTAACCAACCTGCTTTATCTTTAATTTGCGCTTCACGCTCAGAACGTGATAATGGTTTCTTTTCTTCTGACATACTGCTTCCTTATTTCTTAGCAATCATTGCTTGAATTTTTTCTTGCATCATCTTAGCCCAGAATGGTTGTGGAAAATTCCAGCCGATAAATGCCCCTACTGCTACCCAAAGTAAAATATCTAACATAATTGTCTCCTTTTAAATATTAAGGTAAAAATCTACCTATTAACCCGTTAACTAATCTATCTGATAAGTCATCTGGAAGAAATTTAAGAAACCCTAAAAAATATAACGCCACGCTACCATATACAAATATTTTTAAACACATATCAAATGTTTTTTGGTATTCGTTCATCTTCCGCACCTATTACCTGTTTGACAAAACTGCATTAGTTCATAGCCACCAATAAACAATATGAACAAGACAAAAGCAGCTCCACCAAGTATCATTGCCCATTCGTTTAATTCTTCTTCTTTTTGTTTACGCTTGCGTTCTTGATCGTTGAACATTCTTATATCATTAGCATCGTCCGCGTCCATTTCTGCTTGGCGAGCTTTGATCTTATTCCATACGTCAATCTTGCCTGTCTGCATAAACAACATCTTTAATTCTTCTTCAAATGCTCTGGCTTGTTCTAATGCCATTTCAATCTGAAGTGCGGTTCCCATATTAGAACCTTTCTTAGACTTTTTGGCTTCCATCAATGCTTTAGTAGCAGTACTCTTAGCGTCAAACATTTTCCCAATCATGGGAGCAAGAGAGCCTAGATCATTAGCTACTTTACTAGCTTTTTTAACCATGCTTATTGCAGACTGTATGCCTGCGAGTGCTGTCATTGGATCTATCATTTCTTTTTACCTTCTTTGGGTTTTTCTTCTTTTCTCCACTCCAAACAAATCACTTTTCTATTATAGACATCGCCAATCCAGGTCCATTTTTTACAAGCAGGTAGTTGTACCTGCAAGGCAAAGGCCAGAACTGTAGCAAACATTATTTATTCGCTAATGGATTGTCAATAGCTTTTTGAATTTTGCTATCAACTTCTTTCTTCAACTGGATAACCTCACGTTCGATCTCTCTACGTGCTTCAGCCATTTCTCTACGAATAACATTGGCTTCATTACGAGCTTTTTCTAAATCCTCACGAACTGCTTTACGCATATCACGCATTTCTGATTCTGTTTCACGTTGCGCATTTTTAACACTACGTTCCACTTGTTCGGTTACTGTTTCATTACGGCGAATATCGTTTTTCAAATCAACTTTAATATCACGGGTATAATCTGCACCCTTTTGACTATTTTCTTCTATAACCGCCAGACGCTTATCAAATCCCGACAAGTCTGGCGCTTCGTATGATGCAATCTTTTTCTTCATACCTACGTAATCTTTATATACTTCAAATGTCCCATATAAGCCACCTAACACAGATGACACAATAGTAGCAGCGACCATTAATTTTGCAGGAGTAAATTCATAACCACCAATACTAATAACAGTATCTTTACTTGCATATTTCTTTACGGCAGCTTCTGCGTCGTCAATCTTAGCGTTGACGTTTTTAATTTCTTCTCCCATTTTACTTCCTTATTTGTATTGTAAGTTAACTAAGTCTTGATGTAGTTTATCTGAACTCATTTGTCTTAATGCTCTAACATTATCTACTGTCTTTTGATTCTTGTAAATTTCTTTTGGTGCGTAAAATGCAACATCTTGTAGCATAAAGAAATATTGTGAATAATTTGCAGGCTGTTTTGCAATTGATTCTATTGTTATATTACCGGCTAATTCATTGTTGTCTATATTCTTTTTTACACTATCACTTTGTTGAGAGTTATCATTCAACTGAGGAATAAATGGTTTTGCTTCCATTGCATTATCAACCGCACCTCTATGTCCAAATTTTATTCCTTCGAGCATAGGTATTTCAATTTGAGGCTGAGCAGAAGATCTTGTAGGTGCAGCTAAACTATATGAGGTAATAGGTGCAGCCATTGCTACATTAACTTCTTGCCTTGTAGTATTTTGATAACTATTCTGTTGAGTAGTTGCTCCGGCAAAATTTACTTCGCTTGATTGTGAACTAACACTGGTATTAATAGATTGTTGTATTCTTGCAGAATTGGATGCATTGCTTGATTGCTGATTTCCTTGCAAAGCCGCCATCGAACTTTGTGTTTGTGTAAATGAAGATTGTGTTCCTGCCGTTTGGCCGCCGGTAGATGATCCTGCACCGCCACCGAGACTTTGCGATTGCGCATCTCCTGCAACTTTCTCTGCTTGTTGTTTTGCAGTCTCCCCTGCAGAAAATGCCTGAGCATCTGCAGATTGTACTACTGATTTTTCTAATGATGCTGTTTTATCTTGATTAGAACTAATCATACTAAGAACTGATGATAGAGAAACAGGTGATGAACTTTTTCCACCTCCAGAATCTGCTACTTCTCCTGCTCTTGGTTGTTGATTGTTGGCAGCAGGTTGTGACGCAGCTTGCTGTGGTGCTGGTCCAGCCGCTGCTGGCCCGGGTGGATTTTGTCCCGGTTGAGGTTGTTGCGGTGATTCTTGAACCGGCGGTGCGCCTGGTGGCGGAGGTGATCCAGGAGGGGGAGGAGCACCTGGTGCAATTGCAACTGTTTCAAAAGGAGGGGGAGGTGATGCTGTTTCTAAAGGAGATGCTGCAGTCTTGGGTATTAATTTTGCTAATGCATCTAAATATCCAGAACAAGTTGGGCTGTATAATGGATTACTTGCACATGGGTCTACAGAATATTTTAAGCTGAAATTTACATTGTATAATTCTGGGCCATATGGGCCTGCCCAAAAATTATTGTCTCTACCAATAAATCCGTATTGTACTTGTCCGATAGAAGGTACTGCAAGAGGTGTCGTAAATGTTTTGGAGTAATCAAATGTAGTCCAATTATATTTACGAGTTAAATCGTAAACATCTCCGTATAATAAATTGTTAGCACCTCTGCCGCCTGTGTTATCCCAAAAGCGAACAAGTGCTGTCAGTTGGTCTACACGGCCATCATCCCAACCATTACCATTCTTTGCTGTGAATCCAAAGTTATATCCATTGACTTGAAGTCCCGTAGCAGAAGGTAACAACGTTGAAATATGTTGTTGTTGATACAGATATGTTGAACCATAAGAGAAGTTAATGTTACCGCCTGGACGCACGATAGCATTCGGTCCACAGTATCCTGTATCGCCTTGTTGTCCCCAACAAGTTAGATTGTCTTGATAAACACCGCCAACCCAAGGGGTAGGTCCACCATAGGGAGTATCTTGTACAATATTCCCGGTAGTGTAGACTTGCCCGGGCTCTACTGTTTGTGCTTTACTTAAAAGCGGCGTGAACGATAACGCCAAGCAAAGAGCCGAAGCCAATGTTTTTAGCAGTTTCATATTTGTCTTCTTTTGGTGGTGTTGGGATTTTATCTTTGTTCTCTTCCCATGCAAGTTTAGCCTGTTCACCAATCTTGCCATCAATTGGACAAGGTGTTCCGGCATCCATCATTGCTTTAAATACACGATAATCTTGACACATAGTGCTAACTGCCGCAACCTTCATGCCCATGTCATACAGAGTTTTAGAAAGTTTTAATCTTTCACAATTTAGATCTCGTATTGTGCCTCCAGATGAAACACCAAATACTTGTGTTTGTACTGAGCCAGATGATCCAGTACTACATAGATCATTGTTTCCCCCACTCATCATTGAAGGTGCAACTGCTGTGGGTGGAGGTTGAATTACTCTTTGTGTAATAAGAGTTTCGTTTTTATTAATGTTAGTTACTTCGCCAGAATTTATGTTCTGATTAATGTTTGCATTTTGGTTAACATTATTATTTGTATTAACACTTTGCGATGTAGATGTACTAATATTGCGATTAGTCATATCTCCAGTATTTACATTATTATTTGTAGAAGTATTTACGTTGTTATTTGTAGATGTACTAACATTGTTGTTATTGTACGTCATTGTACCGCTATTTTCATTTTTATTAATATTGGTATTGGTTGAAGTGCTGGTACTGACATTGTTATTATTAAACGTCTGAGTACCGCTATTAATATTGTGATTAGTATTAACGTTAGTATTGTTACTTGTAGATGTTGATGTATTCTGATTAATGTTTGTCATTGTGCCAGAATTGACGTTGTTATTATTGTACGTCATTGTGCCAGAATTGACGTTGTTATTATTTAACGTCTGAGTACCGCTGTTAATATTGTTGTTGGTATTAACATTTGTGCTGGTACTTGCACTATTATTATTGTTAGTATTTACCGAGGTACTGTTAACAGTTGAATTGCTTGTAGCAGTGCTTGTACTTGTAGCATTGCTATTACTGTTAACTGTACTGACACTATTAGAAGTACTATTAGTATCTACTAATGATTTACTATCGTATGTGCCTTGATTGATAAGACTTGTAGTCCCTGTCGTTGTTCCCCCAGTTGTGCTAGAGGTTCCACTTGTCGTTTGTGCTAAAGTGCTACCAAACATCATAACAAAAAGTGCCAATGCGGCTACCTTTTTGTTGAACATTTTTTCTCCTATTTTGTTTTACTTTTAATTTGATACTTTAACCGATTGCCATGCTGTGTATATGGCCTGCAGCAACACTTGCCCAAGTGTTTAACGCACCAACCTGTACTGGACTAGATCTAGCCGTAGTGTCCCCTAATCCCAAAATGCCGCCATTATTCTCCCCCCACGACCATAATGTACCATCTGTTTTAATGGCCAAGCTGTGATACCTACCTGCACTAACATTTAACCAAGTAGTTAATGCTCCAACCTGTACTGGACTTGATCTGTTTGCAGTATCGCCTACACCTAATCGACCGCTATTGAAACCCCATGCCCACATGGTACCATCTGTTTTGACTGCCATGCTATGAAAATAACCTGCAGAAATACTTGACCAGGTAGTTAAAGCTCCAATCTGTACTGGACTAGATCTATCGTTAGTATCTCCTAACCCTAGCAGGCCATAAGTGAAATTGTACCCCCATGACCACATGGTACCATCTGTTTTAATTGCTAAACTGTGATAATTGCCTCCAGCAACACTTGACCAAGTGTTTAACGCACCAACCTGTACTGGACTAGATCTAGCCGTAGTGTCCCCTAATCCTAATTTGCCTTGGCCACCGCTTCCCCAAGACCACATGGTACCATCTGTTTTGACAGCTAAGCTGTGACCACCGCCCGCACTAATACTTGACCAAGTAGTTAATGCACCAACTTGTACTGGACTAGATCTATTTATAGTATTGCCTAGACCCAATCTACCGTTCGAAGCTCTACCCCATGACCACAAGGTACCATCTGTTTTAACGGCCAGGGCGTGTTCCTCACCCGCAGCAATATTTAACCAAGTAGTTAGGGCTCCAACTTGTACTGGACTAGATATATTTGTAGTATTGCCTAGGCCCAGTTGGCCGTACTCATTTTTGCCCCAAGACCATATTGTACCATCTGTTTTAATGGCCGCGCTGTGCAATTCACCACCGGAAATACTTGACCAAGTAGTTAGTGCACCAACTTGTTTTGGACTTGAATAATCTGTAGTATTACCTAATCCCAATCGACCAAAGTCATTGTCGCCCCATGCCCATAGATATGGATCAGGGGGAGGCGGTGGAGGCGCAACAAAAGTCCCACCACCAACTAACGTAAATCCAGCTGTAAATTCCATTTGATTATCCTACTAATATATGCGTATTCATATATTTATATCTAATCAAATATAAAGATTTGGTCATCTTTATTACATAACCTATTGACAAATAAGCACTTTTCATATATAATGATATAATTATTTATTGTGTCTAAAAGGTTTTTAATGAAGTTCTACACTAACGTGAATCAGTATGGTAATCGTATTCTGGTCAGGGGCGTAAATAACGGCAAAACCGTTCAGGAAAAGATCGAATTCAAACCAAGCTTATTTACAAAGTCACAGAAAGAATCATACTATAAGTCGTTATTCGGAGATAATCTTGAAGAAATAGAATTCGCAGATATAAACGATGCCAAAGATTATGTCAAAAGATATAAAGAAGTAGAAAATTATCCCATCTTTGGCAACACAAATTACGCATATCAGTATATCACAAAGACGTTTCCCGACGAAGTAGAATTCGATATTTCGCAGATTAAAATTTGGTCTCTTGATATTGAGACCTCTGCAGAACTTGGATTCCCCAATGTCAGAGATCCAAAAGAAGAATTGTTATTGATTACGATTCAAGATGCAAGTACTAAAGAGCTTGTGACATTTGGATCGAAACAATTTAAAGTAACAAAAGACAATCATACCTATATTCAATGTAGAGATGAGTATGATCTATTTCAGAAGTTCTTAATTTATTTCCAAGAGAATTGCCCTAACATTCTTACAGGATGGAACATTGAATTCTTTGATATTCCATATTTGTGTTCTAGAATGGCACGTATTCTTGGAGATGATGCTGTTAAAAAGCTATCACCTTGGGGTGTGGTAAATCCAAAAGAATTTACCCGCATGAGTCGCACAGAACTTATTTATGATATTCTTGGTGTAGCCATTCTAGACTATCTTGATCTGTATAAGAAGTTTACCTACAGTGCTCAAGAATCATATAAGTTGGATCACATTGCCAAAGTAGAACTTGGCAAAGAGAAATTATCGTATGACGAATATACTTCGTTCCGAGACTTCTATAAAAATGATTGGCAAAAGTTTGTCGAGTATAACGTAGTTGACGTAGAACTTGTTGACCAGCTTGAAGACAAGATGAAGTTGATTGAATTGATTCTTACAATGGCATATGATGCGAAATGTAATTATGTTGATGTATTCTCAGCTGTAAGAACTTGGGACTGTATCTTATGGAATCATTTGTGGAAACAAAACATTGTTGTGCATCAGCGAGAAGGTTTGCCCGGTAGACAAATTGTCGGGGCATTTGTTCAAGAACCACGACCAGGCAAATATGATTGGGTGGTTTCTTTTGATGCAACAAGTCTGTATCCTAGTATTATTATGCAGTATAATTTGTCGCCAGAAACACAAATTAGAAAAGCAACAAAAAATGCAGATGTAAATTCATTGTTAAAACAATCTATCAATCTAGATGATCTAAAAGATAACAACTATTGTATGTCTGCAAATGGCTTTTGCTATACCAGAGAGAAGCAAGGATTGTTTCCCGAGATTGTTCAGAAGTTATTTGACGATCGACAAAAGTATAAGAAGTTGATGTTGGTCGCTCAATCTAAGTATGAAGAATCAAAAGATAAGAAGTGGCAAAAAGAGATTGCAAAATATAACAACTTTCAGATGGCTCGTAAGATTCAATTAAACTCTTTGTTTGGTGCATGGGGCAATGAGTTTTTTAGATTCTATGATTCAAATATTGCTGAAGGTATTACGTTGACCGGACAGTATATTATTCAGACTGTGGGTGCAGCATTGAATGAGTATTTGAACAAAGTGTGTGACACAAAAGATCACATTTATTCATTCTATTCAGATACAGATGCGTGTTATATTACACTTGACCCATTGGTTCAAAAGTTCTACAAAGATCAACCAAAAGAAAAGATCGTAGAGATTCTCGATAAGATTTGTAATGAGAAGATTGAAAAGGCAATTAACAAGTCATGCGATATGCTTGCAGAATATACTAATGCCTTTGAGACAAAGATTTATTTTAAGCGTGAGGTTATTGCAGATCGAGGCATTTGGGTTGCTAAGAAACGATATGCTTTAAATGTTTATAACAATGAGGGTGTTCAATATAAGGAACCAAAGCTAAAGGTTATGGGATTGGAGATTGTTAGATCATCTACTCCCGAACCTGTACGAGACGCGTTGAAGCAGGCAGTTAAATTGGCATTGACCGGAACAGAACAAGAGCTACAAGATTACATTCGAGAGTTTGAAACTAAGTATCGTAAATTAGAACCAGAATTAATCGCATTCCCTAGAGGTGTAAATGGAGTCGATAAATATACAGATAGATCATCTATTTATAAACCAGCTACTCCAATGCACGTTCGGGGAGCCTTGCTGTATAACTTCTATTTAAAAGAAAAGCAAATAGATAAAAAGTATGAACTTATAAGTGAAGGCGATAAGATCAAATTCATTTACTTAAAAGAACCAAACTTGATTAAAGAAAATTGTATTGCTTTTATCAATGTGATTCCTGAAGAGTTCAATTTGAAGCAGTATGTAGATTATGACACAATGTTTGAGAAATCATTTCTTGAACCGTTAACAACAATATTGAATGGTGTGGGTTGGTCTGCAAAGCCACAAGCAACATTGGAAGGATTATTCGCATGAAAAAATTATTATTAACACTTGCATTTCTATTATGTGCATCTACAAGTTATGCTCAAAAGACTCCAAAAGGAGTATTATATGATGCTAACATTATAAGAGTGACAGACGGAGATACTGTAGTTATTGCTGCACCGTATTTGCCTGCACCCATCAAACCAGAAATTGCCGTTCGAGTATTTGGAGTAGATACTCCCGAAAAGGGATTTAGAGGACAATGCGATTTGGAAAAACAACGCGGAGAAGCTGCTAGTGTGTTTACCAAAAATGCAATAAATTCCACACAAAAACATCAAGTCATGTTATATGGTTGGGATAAATTCGGTGGACGTGTTTTAGGTGATCTAATTCTAAACGGTGTAAGCCTAAGAGCAGAATTAATTAAAAACGGATTCGCCCGTGAATATTACGGAGATGCCAAACAAAGTTGGTGCAACTAACTATTGACTTTTTGTCATGGTTATATTATAATATTGAAATTACTTAAGGAGTTATTATGTCGTTACTTGAAAAATTAAAGAAAAATTCGACAATCAAAGAAACAGAAACTTTGAGCAAATCCAAATTCTTTGCAAAGAAGGATATGATTCAAACCTCTGTTCCTATGGTTAACGTCGCGATGTCTGGAAGTCTTGAGGGCGGGTTGACTCCGGGTCTCACAGTATTTGCAGGTCCATCTAAACATTTTAAAACAGCATTCTCGTTATTGCTTGCCAAAGCCTATTTGGATAAGTATGAGGATGCTGTCGTTTTATTCTATGATTCAGAATTTGGTTCACCTCAATCCTACTTTGACAACTTTGGAATTGATCCTGGGCGTGTTTTGCACACTCCTATTACTGACATTGAACAACTTAAATTTGATGTGATGAGCCAAATTAACAATGTAGAGCGTGGCGATCATGTTATAATTGTAGTTGATTCAGTAGGTAATCTAGCTTCAAAGAAAGAAGTTGATGATGCACTTGAAGGCAAGTCTGTTGCAGATATGACTCGCGCTAAACAGATGAAGTCTTTATTCAGAATGATTACACCTCACTTGACTATTAAAGATATTCCAATGGTTGTTGTTAATCATACTTATTCTGAAATTGGTTTGTTCCCTAAACAAATTGTTTCAGGCGGTACAGGCATTTATTATTCTGCAGATCAAATCTTTATTATTGGTCGTCAACAAGAAAAAGAAGGTACAGAAGTTATTGGATATAACTTTATTATCAATGTTGAGAAGTCTAGGTTTGTTCGTGAGAAGTCTAAGATTCCAGTTGAAGTTACATTCGAAGGTGGTATTAGCAAATGGTCTGGTCTATTGGATGTAGCACTTGAAGGTGGGTTTGTTATTAAGCCATCTAATGGTTGGTATTCTTCGGTCAATAAAGAGACCGGTGTAGTATCGGACAAGAAGCTTAGACTTAAAGACACATACACTAAAGAGTTTTGGTTACCAATTATTACATCGCAAGACTTCAGAACTTTTATTGAGAACAAGTATCGTATCGCAGGTGGCGAGATGTTAGGTGCTAGCTTTAGTAACATTGATTTGGATGAGGAATTTACAAATGCCAGTGAAGTATGAACCGTGGGCAATTAAAAATGAAAAAGGTGATCTATGGGGTTTCAAACTTCTGGAAGGTAATTATACCGGAACAATCATCAGTATTAATTCCGTCGAGATGGATGATAAATCTGACGACGGAACCGTTGCACTTGACTTCAACTTTGTCCAAAGACCAAAAGGAAAAACAGAAGAAGATTTAAATTCTGCAGAGTTCAACGGCGTGGTAGCAGACATAATTAACGATATATTAGCAAAGGCAATTAATGAATTCGAAAATCGAACAGGTGATTCTGCAAAACCTGGTAACAGATGATGCGTATATGAGAAAAGTAATCCCTTTCTTAAAGCGGGATTATTTTTTAGAAAATAGTGATCGATTAATTTTTGATAGAGTCAAAGCGTTTATAGATGAGTATAATACACCTCCGAACAAAGATGCTTTGATTGTTGCACTTCAAAATGATAAAACTTTAAATGAAGAACAGTACAAAGAAGTTGCAGGTATCATTCAAGAGCTAAACCCTACAGAACACAATAAAGATTGGCTCTACAAAGAGACTGAAAAGTTCTGTAAAGACAAAGCAATTTATAACGCAATTTTAAATTCAATTGCAATCATTGATGGTAGAGATGCGGCCAAGACTCAAGATGGTATTCCTCAATTATTGCAGGATGCACTTGGTGTTTGTTTTGACAACAATGTTGGACATGATTATATTGAGAATGCAGATAGTCGATATGAATTTTATCATAGGGTAGAATCAAGAACACCCTTTGATCTTGAGTATTTTAACAAGATCACAAATGGCGGGTTGCCTAATAAGACATTGAATGTTGTTCTTGCAGGTACAGGTGTTGGTAAGTCTTTGTTCATGTGTCACGTAGCAGCATCGACTTTGGCTCAAGGTAAGAATGTTTTGTATATTACTCTTGAGATGGCTGAAGAAAGAATTGCGGAACGTATTGATGCGAACTTAATGAATATTACTTTGGATCAATTGAAAGATTTGCCGAAGTCTATATTTGACAATCGAATTGAAAAGATTAGAAACAAGACTGAAGGCAGATTAATCATTAAAGAATATCCTACTGCTGGCGCACATACTGGACACTTTAAGGCTTTGTTAAATGAATTGCAACTAAAGAAACAATTTAAACCTGCAATGATTATTATTGACTACTTGAATATTTGTTCGAGTTCAAGATTCAAATCTGGTTCAAATATTAATTCTTATACTTTGATTAAGTCTATTGCAGAAGAACTTCGTGGTTTGGCGGTTGAAGAAGATCTTCCGATTCTATCAGCTACACAGACAACTCGAAGTGGGTATGGAAATACAGATGTTGAACTAACAGATACATCTGAATCTTTTGGTTTGCCTGCAACAGTTGACTTTATGTTTGCTTTGATTTCGACTGAGGAACTTGAACAAACAAATCAGATTATGGTTAAGCAATTGAAGAATCGATATAATGACCCGACAGCTAATAAACGATTTATGATTGGTGTTGATAGATCTAAGATGAAATTATATGATTTGGAACAGTCTGCTCAAAAAGGACTAACAGATGCCAATTTGGATATCGATAGAGTTGACAAACCACAAAAAAGCAATTATAATATAGGAGATGCGTTTAATAAACGGTCTAGAGATTTCTCATCTATAAAGTTATAAAAATGAAACAATATTGGTCAAACACAAACATTGCGAATTGGATTCGAGGTAGCATTAAGCCTACGTCTGCAACTAGTTCTGGTTGGCATAACTGGGAAAAAGACGCAAAAGAAAAACATCCAATTCGTTATTGGATTGTAGAAGAAGGTCTTGATAAAATCCAAACCTTTATTCGGTTACCGATGGATACATTATACAATGCAAAATATTACATTAACAATCGTTGGGTTACTCGCACTAACAGTCTTACTGCACATCCCAGAGACATCAAACCTGGTCAGTGGCAAGACGTGGGTAATCGCTTTTTGCCTTGCTTATTCAATGAGCTTGTGGAGTTTGTTGAGGTAGAAACAGCTTGGTTGCATATTGCATGGGATGACGAAGCAACTAAAAAATATAATCCCCCATTCTATGCCAAAGGTTGGTTCCGTTGGAGAACATGGCGTAGTCCTCAAGCTGGTTTAGATCATCTTGATTGGGCGGCAACACTTACCCATGAAGATGAAAATGGTAAAGTGGAAGACACAAGTCAAGCATCTTCTGCAAAAGAAATTAAAGAACTTTACTTGTGGTGGACTACAGTATACCCTAAAAGACCAGATGCCCATGAAGCAAGCGGATGGTCTGCATATTGCGAAAAACGTAGGCAAAAAGCTGGAGGTGATCTATGGGGTCACGAAAATGAAACAGAAGAAGAACGAAAAGAATGTATGACTGCTTTAGATTTGTCACATAAAATTGAAGCAGAATATATGGCAGAGGATGAAGCAATGTTGATTCGCCTCATTAAAATTAGACACGCACTTTGGACTTAAAGGAAATAAAATGACAAAGAAACAAGTTAAAAAAATTAGCGACAAACTATCAAAAGTTAACGATTCAATAACTATCAATTTATATGACAACGGATATATGGTTGAAGTCAGCGGAAGAGGGCTTGACGATGATTGGACAAACGTAAAAATCTTATGTTCTAATCTAGACGAAGTAACTACATTGCTTAAAGAAGCAAACGAATTAGAAAAGTGCTAAAATGAATGATAAGGTTTGGCACACCATTGTACAAGATGATCCAGATCAACCTGGCGAATTTATTATTGAATTGCCCGAGGATCTTCTTAAACAAGTTCAATGGGTAGAAGGCGATACTTTGGAATGGAAAATGTCTGGTGAACAAATCATTTTATCCAAAACGATAATAGGCTAAATATTATTTGTAACTCAACAGGAGAAACTAATGCAAACTAAAACAAATCCCGAAACACTTATTGAAACAAATAAGCCAGGGTTTCTGCAAGAAGTCATTGAAAACGGACCTAGATCATCTACAGATAGTATATTGAAATCTGAGAGTGAAGTTTACGGCGAGAATTTATCTAAACTATATGGTGAGGAACCGAATCACTTCACCGACTAAAGCGTTATAAATAAAAGTGGAGGACAATAAAATGAAGGTTTCCGTTAGAAATGCAAGAGATAGAATG